GGCAGACACAAAAAAGCCGGCGATGGGCCGGCTAAGTTGTTGAGATCATTGAGGCTGAGGTCGGAATCGAACCGGCGTCCACGGCTTTGCAGGCCGCTGATGGGGTTGTCGGGCTATAGGGTTAGCGTTGTTGCCACTTTTTTTGCCGCTCCGGCCAGCGCGATGAGGGGTTGCGTCACAGACCGAGTCCCGCGCGCTGCGCCCTACCCCAATCTCGCGTCGTTTCAACGTCGACCTGGTAAGCGTCGATCATCGCCAGCTCATCCGCGCTCGGGGCGTAAGTGCCGCGCAATGCGCCGACGCTGATACGGGCGAGAAAAAGCTCGTCGTTGACGCTGTACTTGGCACGAATCTGCTGAATGACGCGCTCAGCAATCAGCCGGGTATGCGGTGATGCGCTTTTGATCTGCTCGCGCAGTTCATCGGTCAGCGTGACGGGCTCCCAGGTTGTGATCGCTTCAGGGATCGTTGGTGTGATGCCCTCGGGCACTGACACATAACGCCAGCCGTCCAGCTCGCACAACTCAGTCAGCGTGGTCGTTGCGTCGTCGCCATCTGGACCTTGCGGTCTCGGGTCATTACCGTTCGGGCCAGTGGTAGCAACGGATTGGTAGCGGTAGATGGTGGTCATGTACTGTCCTCGTATAGCGGCAAAGAGTCAATCAGGTCAGGCCGCTCTGCGCGGATTCGGCGGCAGTAATGGCGGTGTGTGCTGGTGCGCAGCGCGTGGCCCATTAAACTATTGAGGCTGGCGATGCGGCCGGCCTTGAGCGCCCTGCGAAACCGAAACAGGCTGCGCTTGCGCACAACGCGCGTCTTGCGCCAGGTGCGGTAGCCGACGAAGTTTACGCCGCGTCGCGTTGTCGCGATGGTCCAATGGCTCAGCTTGAGCGCCAGGTGCTGATCAATCCAGGCTTCGATGTGCTGCCGCAGTGCGTGCGCTTGATCGCGGTTCAGATCAAACAGGATCATGTCATCGACATAGCGAACGTAGCGCCTGATGCTGAGATCGCGTTTGATGTAATGGTCAAGCGGATTGAGCATGATCAGCCCGGCAAGCTGGCTCATTAGGTTGCCGATCGGAACACCAACACTGGTCGCCTGCTCGTCGTTCTCGGCGAGCACCATCATCAGATCAATCAAGCGCTTATCTTTGATGACGCGGCCGATCAAGCGGCGCAATACGGCATGGTCGATGCTGTAGTAGAAGCGGCGAATGTCGAGTTGCAGCGTGTAGCTGTCTGGGCGCGATTGGCGCAAGAACCGTTGCGCCTGGTCTGCCGCCTTGTGCGTGCCTTTGCCTTTACGGCAACCGTAGCTGTCGTGAATGAAGGTGCTGTCAAACAGTGGGTAAACGACGGCATAGATCGCATGCTGCACCACCACATCGCGAAACGCGGGGGCGACCACCACCCGGGGCTTGCGCCCCTCAGTCACCATAAACCGCCGATAGGGTTGTGGGTGGTATGTGCCAAGCAGAAGCTCTTGTTCAAGCGCCGCGAGGTTAGCGCCGAGGTCGCGCTCAAACGTCGCGATTGGAGCACGCGCTCGTTTGCCTGTGCGCGCGGTGAGATAGGCGCTGTAAAGCGCATCAAGTGTGGCGATCTGCGCGTATAGATGGCCGTGTCGTTTGGGCATGTGGATGGTCGCTCCAAGGCTACTAAAACACAGAGGCCCGCTGATTTCGGCGTAACCGCCAGGATGAATGGCTCCCTTTGCACCAGTCTTGCCTTGCTGGCATGTCAGGTTTGATGCAGAGTCGATGCGCGCTCGCGCGGACGTGTTGTTGTTCGAGTTGGATCGCCAGTTGTTCCAGTTCCGAGCAGACACGCCGGAAATCGTCGTGTTGTTCCAGTTGGCGCAGGAAAGCGGGCACATTTAAGCCATCACCCCATCAGCCGCGCGAGCGCGGCTAATCCATCCGCCAATCATCGCGCCAATCTCGTTCAGTTGGCACGACAGCGCCGTGTACCGACGCAACGCCTCGCTGTCTGAATGTTTGGTCTTGTGATTGGCGTAGTGAAAGTAACCCAGCTCAAAAGCCAGGTTAGCAAACATCTTGAGCTTTTCGTTAGCGATGTCGAGTTGGGTCAAAGAGGTTTTCTTGTGGTAGCGCTTCAGGCTTTCGACAATCAGCCCATATACCTCGTAGGCGCAGACGCGCATATGCTGACAAAGCCCGTACTTCTCGTGATTTGGGAAGTGATTGAGATACACATTCAGCAGCTTAATCATCTCGCGCGTCTTTTGAATGATCGGGGCATTGGTGTCGATTTTACTCATTGGTGTACGTCCGCGCTATCGCGCGGACCGTCATTTACTCAGGCAAAGGCGAGGCGCGCTCGCGCGGACGTGTCGGAGTTCGAGCTGGAGCGCCAGCCGTTCCAGCCCCGAGCAGACACGCCGGAAATCGACGCGTTGAGCCAGACGGCGCAGGAACGCGGGCACAGATTATCCCGGTTATAACGATAGCAGCCGTCCACACCAAAGAGGTTCGATCCGCCCGCGCTCATGCCGGTTTCGAGGCCGATGCCACAACAGGCGCGGAGGTAATCATCACCGCTTAAAGCGCCCGAAAAAACCTGGTTTGTATTATTGCCGAACCGGTACCAACCAACGCCGGCCCCCCAGGGGAAGAAGGCTGTTTTTACGTCATAGAGCGTTGCCAGGTGCGTCGCGTCGCCCCAAGCGTTTGTGGCATCGCCGCTGACCCCGCCCTCAGTCCAGCCTGAAAGCAGATCGGCCAGGGCGACGGACTCTTTGAGGATGTACGCATCGCCGTTTGTGATCTGGCCGGATGCGGCTGCGCCCGCACCAGGGGCTGTGACCCCAAGCGACACCTCGTAGAGGCCGCCGTTGAGGTCCATCACGCCACATGCCTGGCCGTTGTGGCTGACCTTGGCCGGATGACTCGCGCTACCGGTCAGCGGCTTGGATGCGCTCCCGCTATCACCTGCGGTGATATATAAGATGCTTGCGTCGTTGGCGTCTCCGAGCGCGTTGTCATTGCATCCCTTTGGGAAATTGGTCGTGCCGGTGGCGTCGTACCATGCGCAATGCGTGCTCGATGACACCGCCTGCCCGTGGGCAATCGAGATCATCGCTAGCCAGGAATAATCCCACAGCGCCATGCACTGCCAGCCGGTACCGCGCGCGCGGCAGAGATCAATGGCGTCAGCCAAGGTGCCGGTGAAGCCGAGCGTTTGTGAGTTAGTGTAGGTGCCAGTCGTCGTCAGCGAGATCGGCACGCCATTGGCGACGCTGATGCCGCCATCGCCCGAGCTATTTGGCGAGAGCATGTATTTGTCGTGGAACACGCCGCGCAGCGTCTGGCCGCCGTCTTTGAACTCGCGGTGCAGCGCATAGCCGGCAGCATTGGCCTCAGCTTCGCTGGCGAACGTCTCCGCGCCGACGATGTGCAGGCTGTTCGCGCCATAGGTGGCATAGCTCGGGTTGTCGGCATGGCCCCAGCGGTAGTAGCCGACTGGCGAGAAACAGCAGATCGAGCCGTTTTTGTGGACGTAATTCCCAAACTCATCGGAGCCCCAAATGTAGGTGCCGCCGAGCGCCGAGAGCCCCGGTGGTAGCTCTGGGCAGATGCCAAGCCCGGCACCTGGGCCGCCCATTGGCGCAAGCAACCCAGGCTCTATCGTGCGTAAAAATTGATCGAGATAATCAACAACGACAATGCGGCCTGCGGTGCGATCTTCGGCGCTGGTCTGCTTCACCAACTCCAGATTGGTCCGCGCGCCTGCCGGATCTACTGCCCCGGTGCCGCCATCTGTAGTCGGGATGGTGTCTCCGGGTTGGACGGCGGTATCAGCTAGTAAACCTTGCGCTGCTGTTGCAAATACCGACGAATACGCGGTCCAATCAGTATTGATATCGCTAGGTTCACTCGCTGTAATGTCAGCCAGGTCCGTTTCAAGCAACCAAAACGCGCTGTCATGATAAACAGATGCGGGCTGATTGAGCGGGCCCGTTAAATCAGCCCAAACGCCTGCGTAATTAGCAGCAGCTAATGTCGCATCGCGAGCGGTTTCAGCATCTGTCTTTGCAGACAGCGCATCAGTTTTGTACCCATTGACGGTTGTCGCTAACGCGTTTGCTTGTCCGGCATAGGTGTTGAGTGGAGCAGACAGTCCATTGATGTGATCAACAAATGCTTCCGCATTTTCTGCAAAATTTGCTGGGTCAGTGCGGTCTGGCACATCACCAGAATACACCGGAATCTCTTGATCAATGCTCATGTAAT